TCGCTAGAACGGTCTAGCGAGCCTCAGGGTTAGTTACTGGCGGATCAGTGTATTCAACTCAGCGCCGATGCCAGCATTCCTAAACGCACCGCCTTTGGTCACGCTTGGGAACGTATGCGCCGCACAAGCAGCCTTAAGCTTGTCACTGAGCGCCGACTTGCTTTCACAAACCGCTTTCGCCTTGGCCTCCAATTCGGGAAAATCGGACAATTCCCAAATGGTGCGGGTTACCTGCTTTTCCTGCTTTGCGAATGCAGAACCGGAAAGCAGAACAATCGCGGCGACGGTAGCAACAAAAAGCTTCTTCATGGTTTTAGTCTTTCCTGTTTTGAATTTGGCCGTTGAATGAAACGCGTCACCCTGGCCGATTAGTGACACGCCTTTAATTTCACCGCGCGTTCATTCGCACAGTGAAAGCCTCTTTAGCATTCGCTAGCGTTTCCGCTAACTCAGCTATTGCCTTCGCGCGCTTCATATCACCAGCCGCACTTGACGCAGCAATGTCGATATCAAGCATTGAAACGAACATATCTAGAAGATCAGCAATTCCCCAGTGCGCGGCGTGGTGCGCTAACATGCCAATGACTTGCGCCATTTATCGTACCAAGCCCATAAGCGCGATTTCTTGCGCACCATGAACAGCCATTTCGCCGCACGCTTCACAGCGATAGTTACGGGCATCTGGTTCGATACAGTCATGATATTCGCCGCAGCGAATGCAAAACCCTGCACCCTCATAATCTGCGGCTTGTATCTCTTCTAAATCGAAATGTTTCAACTTTGCGCGTTTTGCTTCACGCATAATTCCAACCATGATTTTTCCTTTCCTGATGATAGGTGAAACCGTTTGCGCGATAGCCGCGACGGTTAATGATATGCGAGCGTATCAGCTAGCTAACATAGGCTCACAGAAACCAAACGTCGCGCGTAACCGACCGTGAGAAGCGTTTATCGTTGCGTCTTAAAATGCTTGCCAGCTAGCATCGCCAGCATATGCGAGACAATAAACGAAACGCTTTCAAGTATCGTGTTGCGCAATAGCCGTGCGACTATCGCGAAAACGGTTTCACCAGATTGTCAAAGAACCCTAGAGCCAAACCGCATCTTGCAAACCCGTGGGGCAAGTGGAAAGCGGCGAACCTAGTTGAGCGGATCAAAACCAAATCAACTCAACTCACATCATGCGCCAAAGGCGCGGAAACGCAACCCCAACCTAGAACTAAATTGCGCCAATCCCCAAATTTATCCCTTGACACCATTTGGTCAGTGTGAGTCACACAAAGTTGCGAGTAAGATTTGAGTAAACACAACCTAACATTGGGTTTAGGGTCGCGCATTTTCGCCCTTGTCAATCCTATTATTCACAATTTACAACTAATCCCCGATCACGTTTTATGTATGCGAGGAGCGCATACCTCACATCACACCACTAACTCATTGATATTGCTCGCGTTTAGCTATGCATTTAACGCATGCCCCGCGTAGCCCGCCCGTTTTAACAATCTGTAACAATTTGTGATTGGACTTTGGGGGGGGGCGACCGAAGGGAGCTTGGGCATACCCCTAAAAGGGGACCCAAAAACCACATAAAGGTGGTCATAGACCCTAAAAAAGCCCTTGTGTGACTCACACAGGATGATTTACCTGCGGCATAGTGTCGCACCACACGCAAGATTGAGGGAAAAGGGTTGACGAACGCGCCTAACGGCGGTATAATGTGTGTAATGTGAGGTTCGTCAGACATTATTGGCAATGGGCCAGTCTGAGTGTCACAGGGAGAAGCCCGGAGAATTACCTCCGGGCTTTTTCTTTTGTGGATTGTAAAGGTGAGTGGGCGCGGGCCGAGGCGCATTAAGAGAGAAAAGAGAGCAGTAGTACCGCGAGCACTAATACAGATATACTCACAATGATTATCCAATCGCGTACTTCATGTTCCTTATCGATCATTCGATCCTCCGTGACATTCGAGACAAGGTTCCGTAATGTGCATTTAGTTTATGCCCGATACGTTTCTTGCGTGGGATACGGGACTTTCCCTTATGATAGAATAGACCGATATCCGCGTATTGTGTCCAGCCCACGGACGCTTCACCCCATCTTGTAACATGTGATGGGCAGCATATGCGAGGATCAGACCAGACTTGTTCGAGTCGTTCCTTGAGTGGAGCGAGTATGGTTTTCATTTCTTTGCTCTCCATTCGATGAATCGCTGTGCGAGTTTATCTGGTGGATCACTGACCCAGTGAATGACGGATACTCTATCCATGTATATCTTATCGCGTTTTCGCATAGCTCTGTGCCGCTCTCGTACACTTTGTTCAGCGTAGCGTCTCTTGCCGCGTTCTACGTTTATTGCTATCCACCTCTCGATGCGATCTTTCTCGGCCTGAGTGTATTCCCACCATTCCTTTTTAGGCTTCTTTGTGTGAGTCACACGAGTCGTGTCTATCGTACTAGATGATGGTTTCTTCACTTCACACACCCCCATTCTATCTGTTCTCGCACTTCGTTGAAAAGAATTATATCAGATGAAAGAACACTTGTCAAGGGGTTTATCTAGTACGATCGTCACATGCGACGATATGTCGCAGTTGTGCCTATTCGTGTGACTCACACGAAATAATAGTTGACATGTAAACAGGGTTGTACTATAATATGGAACGTGGGTCTTCCGACGGTTGGTAGCGTCTGTGTGACTCACACGCACGAACGTCACGTTCAGGGTGACATTTATGCAGGGCCGGGTGTCTGTTTTCCTGTCAGGCATCCGGCCCAACCATTTATGGAGGACTAAATGAGGTATTCAGCAACGGTTGCAGGTGGTTTACATGCCAATTATGGTGGCTCTCTAAGTGGCATAGATGCCAATCTGATCGATCGAGGGACTCGACGAGCCGCTCAGGGCCTTGATGGTAAGGGCCAATACGCCACTCGGAAGCTTCTTGACACCCTAATTGGGGTTGCTCCGGGGGCAAATGCTCAATATACGACCCCAGAAATCGCGGCAAGTCCCGAATTAGGGGGTGCTCGACCCGTTAATCAGGTCAATTTGGTCAACAGAGCCACTACGGCTCAGGACGTGACTGACCTGAAAACTGCCATTACCACGCTCTCGGTGAACACTTCGAACCCCTCGCCGGTCGCGAATTTGGACCGAAATCCTCTCGGAACTCGTTAATTTGGCTCGTGTGAGTCACACAGGAGGGACAAATGCCTGCATTATTCACACCACCGGGCCAAATCAAGCTCGCTCAAGATGGTCATCCGCCTCCGTTGGCGGGTGAAACGAGTGCCAGTATTACGTATGTGGCGCGAATGGCTCAAATGTTGTACGATTTGGGGCTAACTCGAAACAATCCCAAGGCTGTCACGAGTAGTTACTCGAAGTCTCAAGGAGGCTCGTGATGGTGGACCAAACGGGTGGGCAAGTTTACGAATTCGATGCAAGTGGGCATCTAGTTCGTGAACAGAACGAAACGGATCAAGAATTTACCGTTCGTACAGCGGCGACTCTCTATGTTGAGGGACTTTCGCCAATTTCCCCTGTCGATGTTGCGGCGCAATTCACTGATCCGCCGGTCATAGAGAGTATCGATCCTACGGAAATACCAATGGGATCGGAAGACATGACATTGTATATTACTGGCACTAATTTCACCGCGAATAGTGTCATTAATTTCGCCGGTCATGATGAACCAACGACGCTCAACGAAGACGGAACGCTTTCAACTGGCTTGAAGCCGTCTTTGTGGAAATCTCCTGTTGTTGTGCCGTGTATGGTTTCTACATCAGGGAAAGTTTCGGCACCTGTAGACTTTTCTTTCGTGTGACTCACACAGAACCAATCAGGAGGAATCCAATGACGTTGAAACTTGATACGCCTAATCATGAACTCGATTCAGAGGGATATTTGGTGCCTCTACCAGACGAAACCCCCGAGGCTCATTTGCTTCGGACAGCAACAGCCCTGTGGGAAGCTGGTTTGTCACCAAATACGCCCGAACAGGTCATGAAACAGTTCGAGGAACCTCTCCCCCCGACGACGAGGGAAGAGGGCCAATCCGACGAGGAATACGAGGCTCAACAGGCTGAGTGGAAGGAGGAATGGGAACACCGACGACAAGAGAGAATCGAGAAGTACAATGAAGAGACAAAGGCTGCGTGGGAGGCCAAGAAAGAGGCCAAAGAAGCACAGCCTGAACATCAACCTGAGCCCGAACCTGTTGAGGAGGAAGAATCTTCGGGCCGACGCAGCCGAAGATCACGGCAGCACGAATAGACGTGCTTCAAACTGTTGGGGTGACTGTAAGCACCCGCCGTGAATAGTTAGTATGAGTCACACAAACCCCAAAGGAGACTAAGAATGGCCGCAGTACCTGTAATTATTAATGGCGTGATGATGCCCACGGGAAAAGCCGCAGGCGACAAGCCGGTGCCAGCCGTATTCATCGGTTATGCCAGCATCGCCGGGTTGGAAGTCGGTGGTGGCCCGGTCATCCCGGACCCCCCGCCGGTCGTTCCGATCGATCCGCCGACTGAGCCGCCGCCCAGTCTTGCCGTCGTCATCAAGCCGGCGCCAGTAACAGGTGGTTGGGGCCTCGCAGGGCAAGGTGGTCAATTGCAGTGGTACTTCGTTCCCGCTGCTAGTGGTGCGCAGCCGAAGAAGTAAAGCAAAGCCTTATGGCTAAAGTTTATAAGCCAAGAGTGAAGCGAGAACGGGCTGCCCCAACTCAGCCCCCGGTACCTGTTCTCGCTCGCGTGGGCGACCCGTTCGTAGCACCGGACGGGTCGCTTATCGCGTCTGAATACCCCGAGGATTATTTCCCACGGGTTAAGGCTGAGACGAAGATCAATCCCAAAGATTTTAGAGCTAAGCGCAGACGGAACCTTAACGAGCTTCCGGCTGCGTCAAACGTTTTGAATGCTTGCGGCGCTGTGATGTTGTATACGTTTTTTGGAGTGGGAGATAGAGAGATAGCTAATGCGTTGAAATGTAGTGTGCTTGAAGTCGAAGAGATTCGCGCTCACACTGCATACGCAGAGTATCTCGAACTTATTGGAAATGAAATAATAAGCGCCGAGTCAGAGAATGTCACACATCGTATTGCCGCTTATGCCCATGGGGCACTTGACACGATTGCACATGTGTCACGGGCAGGTAAGGCTGAGACAAACCGTCTACGAGCTTCGATTGACCTTATGGACCGGGGCGGATTTAACCCGAAGGCGGTGGCTGAGAAACAAGTATCCCTTAAGAATGTACTTCGCATTCAGGTTTTGGACGAACTCGGCGCGGGCAAACAATTGAATATCCAACTCGATACAACCGTAGGAGGCGACAATGGCGATAGTCAAGAACTTGGGGAATCCGGGCCAACCAATTGACGTGCCGTATACGTCACCGAACCGAACAAATGCCGGACCACCGGCCACAGCGAATTATGCCGGTGAGATCGTGTACGATTCCACAGCTAAGCAATGTATTGTGGCTTTAGGCGCACCGGCGACGCCGTATTGGGCGCCGTGGGTTTACGGATGGGATGCGGATTAGTGTGAGTCACACGAATGCCCCAGAGCAATTACAAGCTCCGAAAAGGATCGATTCACTGGGACTTCGACCAGTCGAGGAACAAGATTCAGTTCTTTGGTGGTGGCTTCGCCAATGGGAAGACTACTGCACTTGTTATCAAAGCTTTGAAGCTGTGTGTCGATTATCCCGGCGCAAACGGTTTGCTAGGCCGATCGACATACCCTAAGCTGAATGACACTTTAAGGAAGGTGTTTTTCCTATGGTGCCCACCGGACTGGATCAAGAAGATGCCGACACAGGATGACAATACGTGCTATTTGAAGAATGGCACGGTTGTCAACTTTAGATACATCTCACAGAGGGGCAAACAAAATGTGGATGGATCAACAACGAGTAACCTCCTTTCCGCTACATACGATTGGATCGGTATCGACCAAATTGAAGACCCTGAGATCGTACATAAAGACCTTCTTGATCTTATGGGACGCCTCCGTGGTCAATCACCTTACCGCCCTGATAACGATGAAGACCTGTCGATGCCCGACAGCGGGCCACGATGGCTCATGCTCACGTCGAACCCGACGAGCAACTGGGTTTATCGAGAACTCATCAAACCATTACAAGTATATAAGCGCACTGGACGCAAGATGGAGCAGTTATTAGTCAATCCAGCAACAGGTGTGCCGATTATCGATTTGATCGAAGGCTCGACATATGAGAATAAGGAGAATCTCACTGAGGACTTCTTGAGAGGCTTGGAAGCTTCATATCGTGGTCAGATGCGAGCACGGTTCCTTGAGGGCAAGTGGGCGGCATATGAAGGTCTTGTGTATCAAGACTTTGATGAGAGCATTCACTTGCTCAAGCGTGAAGAAGCAATGAAACATCTATGGGCGTTACAGGGGCAACATTATCATGTCGTCGCAATTGAAAGCTTCGACTTTGGGCTATCCTCTCCTTCATGTTATCTTCTTGGATTCGTGGATGACTGGGGTAGAGTTGTTGTATTGGATGGATTCTATAAAAGAAATCTTCACTACACCGACATGCCCAATCTCGTTCGCGAGATTAGGGGAAAATACGCTCATCTTATCAACGTGGAAGAATCCATCAGAGCCGATCCGAGTATCTTCAAACAGAAGGTTATTGAGAAGCACAAGGATACCGGCATACCTGTGGCTCAACTACTTGACGCTGCCGGTATGGAATGTAGACCTGCTTCTAACGATATTATATCAGGAATTGCAAAAGTATCAGCTTACTTGGCAAGTCAGCCTACCCATGAGCACATCCTCACTGGAAAGTCTCCGGGGCCGCTTCTGTATTTTGTCGATGATCTGGATTTTATCACCGATGAGATTGCGAACTATTATTGGGATCGTACTTCAACAGGCGAACACATCGATCGACCCATTGACCGAGAAGACCATGCGATGGATGCTCTCAAGTATATGATGAGCCACCAACCCGAGCCAAGTGAGATAATCGTTCCTAAGAGCCATCAAATACCAAAGTACATGTTCTGGTACGAGCACGACGACGACGGACGAAATTCAAGGCGAGCGCACTTTTAGTGTGTGGCGCAAAGCGCCACGTGTGAGTCACACAAGGAGGTTGTCATGCCAATTGGTTTATTGTTCTGGATGCTTATGATCCTTTGGTTGATCTTCGGTGGTGTGTGGTGGAACCGAGGACCGAGTTGGCAATATGGATGGGGTGGCAACATCCTGCTTCTGTTCGTGTTACTCTTCTTGCTCGGATGGCACGACTTTGGATTTATTCTACAAGGGAGGTAATGTCCCCATGAGAACAATCATACTGGGAGTGATAGGAGTTTTACTCTCTAGTTGTATAGCCACTACCCGCGAGCCAATTGTTTACACTCAAACAGAAATTGACGCAATCAACGCACGAATACAGTGTAAACAATTGGCTCGCAATCTCGTACAGATTTCAAGGTGTGAAGGGGGGAGATAATGACGCCGGATGATGTAATTTCCTCGTTAAATGTAATCAAGTATTACAATCCGAACATGCGTAGTCTTTATGATACGTGGGTTAAAGAAAGCGGGCAAATGAGTTTGACCCAACCGGCGGTAGATCAAGCCGACGAAGAAGGGCGACCCATTTATGAGACTCTAGCCACTGTCCAGATCGGCCTCGCCAATTGCATTCATGATTACATCTACAACATCATTCACCCGTTCGATTCGGTCAGTGTGAAGAATACCATCCGTGAGCAAATGTGTCGCGATTTGTTTGGGCTTGAATCTGAATTCTAGCGGCGAAGTCGCTGTGTGAGTCACACAAGAAGGACAAAGTCCTATGGCCGACGACGACAATTATGATAGCGATCCGGTAGGTGACAACTTCGATGTAAACGATATCATCGATGGCAAGAAGCCCGGCAAAGCCGACAAGAAAGAACCGCCCCCGTATCAGGTATACCCGGATTCAAAAATCCCGGTCACGAAGTCGTATGGCACACTCTGGCGAACGATGATTGACTCGACACTGCGGGCGAATGAGTTCATTCACGATGCATGGGAACAATGCTTTGCATATTATAATAACCACCAAGTAAAAACGCAAGGAAGTTCCAAGGGTACGTTCGTTCGTGGTGACGTGACCGAGAACATTGTATACTCGAACATCAACGTGATGCTCCCGGCTGTGTACGGTCGTGATCCAGATATCTCTGTGAACACGACCGACAAGGAAGATGAAAAGTTTGCTGATTGTGCAAGCAACTTGCTTAACGCTCTGCTCAAGGGCAAGAACCTTCTCAATTGCAAACCGAAAGTCAAAAAGGCTGTGGGCGTTGCGTTGATGACCAATTATGGAGTGCTCAAGCTTGACTACGTTCTCAAGAGTGATTCCCAAGATACCGTCTTGGAAAGTCTCATGGAAGTTACCAAAGAGATCGAGAGAGCCAAGAACTCCAAGGCTCTCGAAAGCGCGTATGGCAAACTTGCGGCAATCGAATCAGTTGTTACTGTCTTTGAACCCGGAGGACCGAAGCTCAGGAACGTGATGGCAAAGAATCTTGTCGTTGATCCTGTGGCTGAGATGCCTGACGGCACCGATGCTGGATGGATGGCAGAGAGATGTTACTTTCCCACAGCGTTCCTGAAACACAAGTTTACACGCAAGGAGAAGGATTCCGACTGCTGGTATTATATTTTCAAGCCTTCGCACAAGGCAGTGTTTACTGCTGGAACAGGGAACACGAAGGATGACGCCTATGGGTTGGTTCTGGAAACTCTCAGTGGTGATGCCACTTCGTTTCAAGAGAACGAGGAAGTCGGCGGCTATCGGGCTATGTATTATACTGAGTGTTGGCTCGTATGGGACAAAGCAACTCGAAGAACTGCCTTGTTCGCTGCTGATGACTGGACATACCCACTCTGGATTTGGGACAACTACACAAAGACAACGAGATTCTTCCCATATTTCATCATTGGATTTGGTCTGTCTACTGGACAGACTGTTACCGTTGGTGAAGTTTCATATTACTTAGACCAGCAAGATGAAATCAACCAGATCAATCGGCAGGTGTCACGCATACGTAATTCGATATTCAATTTCTTCTTTTATAACTCGCACAAGTTATCTTCAGCCGATGCTGAGATATTGATGCAAGCAGTTAAGCGTGGCTTCGTTGACGAACAAGCAGTTATCGGTGTGAAGGTGCCTGAGGGTTCAAAAATAGGAGATGTCTTTGAAGCACTCGTACCGCCGAGCCTCAATTATGAAGCCCTCTTCAATAAGGAACCGACGATCAACTCCATTAACCGTATATCAAATACATCTGATGCGATTAGAGGAGTTCAATTTAAGACTAACACTAATGAGGCGGCAGTCCAATCATATCAAGACGCAGCTAGAATGTCTGTTGGGGCTAAGATTGAGGTTGTTGAAGATGTCATGAGCGATCTATGTAAAGCTCTCTTGGAGCAATGCGTACAGAATATGTCCAAGAGCGAAGTCGAGGGACTTGTCGGTGCGAAGATTGCAGAGGGTTGGGCGAACATGACTCTTGAGCAATTCAACTCAAGATTTGCTTTGGACATTGTTCCGGGTACGAGTGAGAAGCCCAATTCTGTGTTCAAGAAGAAAGAGGCTATCCAAGTCGCACAGGCTATCGGGCAATTCGCATCTGCCGCTCCGATGACAAGCATGAAAGTTGCCCTTCGTGTTCTTGAACAAGCTTTTACCGAGGTTGTCATCAAGCCCGAGGATTGGGACTTGATGGAGCAAGAAATGCGTATGAACATGGCAAGGGGCAACTCTTCTGGCGCGGCCGCTCCTCCACAGCCCGGTCAGAACGGACCACCCCCCGGTGGGGCCGGAGGCATCCCACCTGAGCTTGCAAATCTTCCACCAGAGGTTAAGCAGAAAGTTATGGAAATGCATGCGCAAGGCGCACCACCAGATCAGATTGCGGCGTTCTTGCAAAAGGCAGTTGCCGCAACGCAAGGCGGAGGAGGTCAACCTCCCGGCGCTCCTCCGCCCCAAGGTGGGCCACCTCCTCCGGGTGCAGGACCGTTAGACAAAGCCAATCCACCAATGCAACCACCACCAACAATGCAATAATCGTGTGAGTCACACAAAAGGAGTAATTAATGGCCGGACCGAACGATCCCGATGAAGCAGGGATGGAATTAATCAAGGACTCAATGGGCCTAACCGATGAGGAACTCTCACCGGAAGGTCAACTCGATTGGGGCGATGGAGAAGGAGATGAGGGAGCAGATTCCGGTCAGGAGGAACAACCCACCGAGCAACCTGAACGTTCGTATGACTCACACGAACAGCAGCGGGAATATCGTGAGCCTGAGCAACCCCAACAACGTCAAGACCCTCTGCGACAAAATACGCTCCGATTTGATCCGCGTGCAACGTTTCGTCAAGACAAGAAGGGTAATCTCGTTGATGCGCGAACGGGCGAGGTTATCGCCAGAGCAGGTTCTGAGGCTCGCATTTACCAACGGGTTCACAAGCAGGCGAGCGACTACATACGTGCTGCCACAGGAAATATACAGAACCAGATACAGACTGAACGAGGCAAGTTACAAAAGGCAGTCGAGATTGGTCTGGGGTTTGAACGTGAGCTTAGCGAACTTAGAGGTACTTTCAGGCAAATTAACGCTCATGAGCTTGGAAAAGATCAACTTCTTGAGGCCGCAGCGTATTACAAGCAGGCACAATCTGATCCAGTCGGGGTTTTAAAAAACCTCTTGACAAGGGCCGCATTATCTGGTATAGATATATCACAGTTAGGTATGGACGGAAATTCTTTCGACGCTAAGACTCTCGTGGAGATGGTTCGTAAAGAAATCAATCAGGGAATACAGCCTGTACGAGACTATACGAGCCAGCAGCAGAAGGCACAAAACGACAAACAAGTCGAGTCCCAATACCTGCGACAAGCAGAGACACAAGTTAACACGTTCTTTGGAAGCAACCCTCAGGCAATACCTTATACACATATCTTCCATGCCGTGTTATCACAACCCCAGTTTCAGAATATGTCACTGGGAGAAATATGGGACAAGGTACAACTTCACCTGATTCGGAATGGTGTTGATCCACGACAAGCACCAAGCCGGAGTCAGAGACAGCGACTAAGTGGCACCCAAGGAGGAGCGCGCGCTCCTTCGAGGAGTCTACCAAGTGGTCAGGGTATGGCACCACAGGGTAGTGACAGGGGGGCAGGGTCTAACGCTGGACCGGCTCACCCCAGTATGTCATACGACGCAATCATACGAGAAATTTTGGCAACAGCCAGATAGTTCGTGTGAGTCACACAGACAGGTGAGGTTATGGTACTTGACACAGTAATCCACTCAATGCTTACCCGGTCGCGAGCCAAGCTCATTATGGCATCCGCGATCAGTGGTACTGTCAGCACCTATCTTCATGCGAAGAAGCGTGTTGTTACAGAAGATGGCGGCCCACAGATCACTAATCCCTTGATTACGGGCCTCAATCCCAACGTGCAGTCAATGCAGTATTACGATACTGTATCAATCGATCAGACGAACGAGTTCACACATGTCGAATACTACATGTCACGAGTTGTCGGCTCGCTTATTATCTCCGATCAGGAAGAAGACGAAAACCAAGGGCGAGCGGAAATCTTCAAAATCCTCAAGGGGAAAATCCAAGCCCTTGATGAGTCGATTAAGCGAAAGTTCGCCCAGTACCATACGTCGGTGGGCGTCGGGTCTGACCCTAATGGCTTGGGTAATCTTATCCCTGCTGATCCTACTGTTGGTGTTGTGGGCAACATCAACCTTGCCAACGAACCACAGTGGAGAAGTTCTTCTTATCGGTTCGGTGGGACTCTTTCTCCCGAAAATATCGAAGAAGCGTTTGATGATATCCTCGAACTCGACCTTAACAGGGCGACGGACGGGCAATCTTCTCCGCGACCCACGGTTATCTTTGCCGGAAGAAACATCTACCGAATGCACAAAGCTGCGGCGAGAGACAAGCAGCAGATTCAACTCAAGGATTCCGGCACAGGTCGCAAGCTCGTCAACCTCGGAATCTCCGGTACCACCCATAACGGAGTCCCGTTATTGTTTGACGAGAAACTTGCTGCGCTCGATGCGTACTTCGTCAACGAAGAGTATCTGACGCTTCACGTTCTTCGTGGCGCCAACATGCGTATCAAGAAGCTGTCATCTCCTTGGAACATGGATGCCACTGGCCGCCGTGTTGTTTGGGAAGGTCAGCTTTGTACGTGGAGGCAATACCGCACCCACGCTTATCTGACCAACTCATAACCGTGTGAGTCACACGGAGCGGAGGTTAACATGCCTGTTACGGGAATGCTCAACGGTTCAAGGCTCGCTTACGTAGTCGTCAAGCAAGAAGGCTCTGTGAAGCGAGAAGTGCACTTTTGGAGCAAGGACGGGATCAAGAAGAAGCTTATCGATGAGGATGCGGGGTTCTTAGTTTACTTCCCCCGAGGGCACGCGATCCGAGTACGATCACTTGCCATGCTTCGGCATTATCAGCTACACAAAGAGCCGAAGATCATTCAACTCGATGGTCTGAATGATCCCAATTCCCCACTTGGGAAGATGTTCCTGTCACAAGACCCACACCTCCGCATGGCGAGTTACCGCGAGCTTGAACAGATGGTTATCAATCTGGCTGAGTCTCGTGGGAAGATTGAGATCGGTGACTTCGTTCCGCGCGATCCCGACGAGGGTGAAGAAGCGGCGTAACATCAGGAGATTGATATGAGCTTCCGCGATCGACAACACTTCTCGCAAGGCATGAACATGTATGTTCCTGCAATGCAGTGGGCATCAAGTATTGACGTAGCGGCTGGAAGCGTTTTCAGCCTTGGACGACCGTTGGCACGTAGTGACATTCTCATTACTGCCAGCACCCCGACAAATGGTGCGAATGGTACAGTGACCTATTTTACTGCACCAGTCGTTTTGAGCGATACGCCTTATGGTGCGCCCATTACGAGCACTCCGCTTAGTGCTCCTGCTGGTGCGTTCACTATGGACGTGTTTGGTGAGGACTATCTTGGTCAACCTATGACCGAACGATTTGCTCACCCGATCACAGTGACCACACCCATCAACGGAAAGAAGCCGTTCTATCGTGTCTTGGGTACGAGGACGATCCTTCAAACTGCTGGTGCGATTGGTGTCAAGCTTGGCACAGCAACACAGAACTTGTCTCTGCCATTCAAGGGATCAATTGAGTGGGCAAAGGAAGCCGGTGCGTTTATCGATCTGACCTTCGCCAAGATCGTTGCGCCCGACTTGACCGATCCGGCTACGAGTGTCACAGGCGACCCACGTGGGCAGTACATCGCAACGGCTGCTTTCGACGGTGTGAAGGAGTTCATTATCATGTTACGTGCTGATCCTTCGATCAACGCGAATAACAATGGCGGACTCCACGGCATTCGGCAGAATGCTACCTAGTGTGACTCACACGGATCGGGGAGGACTTCCTGATGGCTAAAACGATTAGAGAGATCGTTACAGACGCTCAGGAAGTCCTTGGGGACGTTCCGGGTGCGGGCGTGCAAACATATGCGGACGATCGTATGTTTCGCGACTGCATCCGGGCGTTCAATGTCTTTCACAAGAAGTACCCATGGGACCAATTTATGTCATGGTCACTGGTTGCTTTGGATGGTATATCTGGCAAGATCGTAGACGATACCTTTCAGCATCTACGAGACTATGACGATATCTTTGCAGTCTTCCCCGAGAATAGTGAATACGAAATCCCGGTCCTAGACCGACGACGCAATCCTAATACGCTCAAAGGAACGAGTGCTTTGTTCTGGACGGCTCTGCCGTCAATCGATCCCGATTATCAGTTCAAGCGTATTCAAATCGTTCCTCCAACCACGACAGGTAGTATCGTTATTGCTTGGCGCCATTATCCCCGAGAGTTCGACAACATGGGCAAGATTGTTCCATGGGAGTGGGATGACATCATGGACCTCGATGAGGACATGTTGACACACGCAGTTGCGTGGATGACGTTATCGAATGACGATATCAATGCCGGAGCGTCTCAGGATCAGCAAAATCTTGCAGATGATAGGTTCCAAGAGATCACTTCGGGCCTTGCACGCAGGAAGATTACCCCGAGCAGAACGGGTGGTGGTGTCCCATACACATGGTATCCCACATATCCTTACTAAGTTGTGTGAGTCACACGACGGAGAAAGCTCGTGGTTGCAGCCTTTGCAAAGCAGCAGAAAAAGCGTGCAGCTAGTAAGCTGGACTCCTCGACCCTTCGCGGTTTTGGCGGTGGGTGGAATTCTATCGACGAAGACTTGTCGATGCCGCCGAACTATCAAGTTTCCCTCATCAACTTTCATCGGACGACTTCTGGCTCGCAAGCTTTGCGATTCGGCCAGATGTTCAACTCTGATATTAAGAGTGTAAGAAATTCTCCGATTGTAGACGGTTATTATTTCAATGGACGAAACATCATCGTTACCGAGAGTGGAAACATTCTGACCATCAACGAAGATGGTACATCAATCACTGAAATTTGGAACGCTACTATTGCAGCAGCGTTACCCGGAGCACCGGGGACGTGGAATACTGGTGTTACACACGTAAGCTTCGTTCCGTTTAAAGACACGTTAATCATCCATAATGGACGAGACAAGCCCGTTACGATCTCCTCACTTTTCGTTGTGACATATCTTCAGGACTTAGCTACAGGATCAAACGTCAATGTGCCAATCGGAAACTACGGATGCGTTGCGGCAAACTATCATTGCATCGCAAGTACAGTTACTACAGGGGTTGGAGGAGTTATACTCTCTGCAAACAAGACAGAAATCGTTATCAGTTCTAAGGGATCATCTGGGACATTCCCACTCGATCCTATCCCCAACGATGCAATATCGATTGATGTTGGAGCCTATGCCCCTGAAGGGGCTGCAAGTATAAGAGGTATCGCAGGCTTTCGAACCTATCTGTTAGTATTCCTTCAGAACATAACCTTGCAGATCAAACTTGGTGTCTATGAAGGTAGCGCACATACGCCAGTATTCCCTGACACGCTCCCGCAGTTTGGCGTATTAGGTAATCGGTGTGTGGTTACAGTCGAAAACGATATCATGTTTGCAAGTCTTAACGGCTTAGCCTCAGCACAGAGAAACATATACGCTCCCGACGTGATCCAATCAAATTATCTCTCCACGCAGATATCGCCTTCATATAGATCAATTGTTGGTGCGCTCACAGACAGTCAACAGTTGTTCGACGCATTTGCAACATATGATAGGCTGAATAATGATTATTTGATATTCATGCCGGGTGGACGTGTGTTGTGTTATACGTTCAATTCAAAGCTGAAGATGCATGCATGGTCACAATTCGAGAATATGGATTGGGATGCTGCATGGGCGACTGTCTTAGGTCGCGTTTTCATGGCAAAAGGAACAAGAGTGTTCCTCGGTGGTAACGGTACATTTGCAGGTGAGAACTTCTACGCTGACAAGCTTATGGATCGAGATTACGTATGGGTCAATTCGTCTTCTACGGCGTTCGTGAATGGTGATTTAGTATATGACTCTGTAGCAGATGAGGTATGGGAATGTCTGACAAATCACGGGAAGGTGGCTGGACTCACGTTCGCACAGGAACGGCTAAACAACCCGAACATGTGGAAACAATACGAAGGCAATCCGATCCCGTTCGAGTTCGAACTCCCATGGATAGATGGCAAAGATCCGTTAAAGCTAAAGCATCTCCGCTACGTGAGCATCGCAACAAAAGGCGACGCTGAATTTACGTATGATATCTATGTAGACAACCTTTTCAAGGATGTTGACGATAACGTGGTGTACGCTCCGGGCGTGTCGATGACCTTCATCGGCAATGATGCATATGGCTTTGGCTTTGACGATGGACCGTTCGGCATGGGACGGCGAAGCCGTGATCCGAGACTGTATGCCATCCCAATCAAGTTTAAGACGATCAAGTTCAAGATATGGGGTCAAGCTACGAAGAAACTCGAACTTATCAATCTGTCATTCTTGTATGCGCGTAACAGAGTTTCCGGTTATGTTCGTTAGTGTGAGTCACACGAAATGACAACAGAATACACAACCAATTTCGCACTAGCCAAACCGGACTTTCGTTCGGGACCGTGGCACGATCTCATCAACATCGACATGGATCATATTGATGCGCTTCTATATAGCGCGCTTTCTGGCGTGGGTATCGAGACGTGGGCGAATAACACGGTCTATGGTCTTGGCATTTCTGCTATGGACGGTAGTGACGCTAGCATATGGATGTGTAACGTACCTCATACTAGCGCGGTATCAGGGACGTTTGCAGCAGATAGAACGGCCCATCCGACCTACTGGGTAAGATTACTCACTGGCTTTGCCCCTAGAGGACAGTGGCTGAACAGTACGAATTACTTCCCATATGACCTTGTGTATGATGCCGCTCGTGGCATTATGGCTTTAGCCAAAGATCAACACGTAAGTAACCCAACTGGCAACATCAAGGATGATGCAATCCATTGGTCGTTCCTCATCGACATGTCTGGTTCGACATTAGCAACTGCCGTGGCTGTGACGTATTCGAATTCTTCATCAGGTATTCCACCAACGAACGTACAAGGCGCAATTGATTACATTCAGACCGAAATCGTTGCGCTCAATAACGTAAACGTTACCCAAGGGAATCAGATCACAACGCTACAGAGTTCGGACTCATCGCAAACTTCGACGCTTACCGCACACGATACTCGGCTAACTGCTGTTGAAGGTGTGAACACTACACAGAATACGAACATATCAAATCTCCAAACTCGCATGACTGCCGCAGAGGCTACGTTGGCAAGTGGAGCTTTCTTCGCTTCTGGCACTACTATGCTGTTCTTCAATCCAGCCGCACCAACAGGGTGGACGAAGATCACAGCACATAACGACAAAGCCATTCGAGTTGTATCAGGTGCGGGAGGTGCGTCTGGCGGTACTAATGCTTTCTCAGCGGTTATGGCTCAGACCGTGGTTGGCAACCATGCACTTACCGTGGCTGAGATGCCAGCGCACCAACACAACGTACATATGGGCGTTCCCGGTCTTATCTATATGTATTACCAAGGTGGTTCTCAAGGCGCCCCTGCCGCAGATGTTCTCTCCGATCCCGCAGGTGGCGGGCAAGTACACAATCATACAATCTCAATGAGTATTCAGTATATCGACATGATCCTAGCGAGTAAGAACTAATGAAAATTCCCCATGCTGACACAGGCACGATCTGTCCACTACACAAGAAGGATACATCTACCGTGTGTCACAAGTGTCCATGGTGGACTCGGGTTGTAGGAAAGAACCCACAGACCGAAGAGATGATCGACGATTGGCGTTGCGCGATAGCTTTACTCCCTATGTTACTAATTGACAACACACAACAGACACGTCAAATGGGTGCAGCTACAGAATCAATGCGTAACGAGATAATCGCTGGCGTGACAGGAGCAATCTATAACAGATTGGCCCGACAATGACCACAGAATATACCGATAACTTCAGGCTTAATCTGCCTGACTTCAGGATGGGACCGTGGCATGATCTCGTGAATGAGAATATGCTCACCATTGATGAAATCTTAAATGCGCT